ATTCGCATTCATCCCAAATCACATTGCTGATGACTTCTTTGCCTCTGTTTATCCTACTATTTCTTCTGGTCAAAGCACAAAGGTAATTATTGTTTCTACTCCTCGTGGTATGAATCACTTCTACCGTATGTGGCATGACTCTGAGAGAGGCAAGAACGAATATGTACCAACAGATGTCCATTGGTCTGAAGTTCCTGGTAGAGACGAATATTGGAAGCAACAGACCATTGCAAACACCAGTGAGCAGCAGTTCAAGGTTGAGTTTGAGTGTGAATTCCTAGGTTCGGTTAATACACTTATTAACGCATCAAAATTGAGAAATTTGGTTTATGAAGATCCGATCAAAAGAAATGCTGGATTAGATATTTACGAAGAACCAAAAGAAGAAAATAATTATCTAATTACAGTTGACGTTGCTCGTGGATTGGGTAATGACTACTCAGCATTTATTGTTTTTGATATAACTCAATTTCCATATAAAGTTGTTGCAAAATATCGCAATAATGAAATTAAACCAATGCTATTTCCAAATATTATTTGTGAAGTTGCTAAAGGATATAATGATGCCTGGTTACTAGTAGAAGTCAATGATATTGGAGATCAAGTAGCAAGTATTCTTCATTTTGATCTTGAATATGATAATGTACTGATGTGTGCAATGAGAGGTCGTGCTGGGCAGATTGTAGGTTCTGGTTTCTCCGGTAAGAAGTCACAACTTGGCGTAAGAACAACTGCTGCAGTTAAAAAATTGGGATGCTCCAATCTAAAGACTCTATTAGAAGATGATAAGTTACTTACTGTTGACTACGATATTATTTCAGAACTAACAACATTTGCACAAAAACACAATTCATTTGAGGCAGAAGAAGGTTGTAATGATGACTTAGCAATGTGCTTGGTTATTTTTTCTTGGTTAGTTGCTCAGGATTATTTTAAAGAAATGACGGACAATGATGTTCGTAAAAGAATTTATGAAGAACAAAAGAATCAAATTGAACAAGATATGGCACCTTTTGGGTTCATATCTGATGGTATTGATGAAATGACAAGTTTTGTCGATCAAGATGGAGATAGGTGGTACACTGACGAGTATGGTGATAGGTCTTATATGTGGGATTATCTCTGATGGATTTAGACGATCAGATAGAATTAGAACATTTATTGTTTTTTGATAGGAAGTGTAGAAAGTGTGGAGAAATAAAAAGTTTAATGAATGATTTTTATTTGACTAGAAAAAATAAATCAACTTTTGCATCCGCATATTCTTATGAGTGTAAAGAATGCACAATTAACAGGATTACTAAAAATAGAAAAATAAATCAAATTTTTTATAAATGGGAATATCCTGACTGGTAAAGTTGTTCACGTATCGTTTCCCACTTGTAAGTAAAGGTTTTCATAAATATTTGTAGATAAATTTGGATCGCGAGGGGAATTAAGATGCCACTAAATTTAGCATCTCCTGGAATCTTAGTAAGAGAAGTTGATTTAACTGTAGGAAGAGTTGATTCGACTACAAATAAAATTGGAGCAATTGTAGGTCCTTTTGAAAGAGGCCCTGTAGAACTTCCAACATTGGTTACTAGTGAAAAAGATCTATTAGATCTTTTTGGAAAACCATCTGCTACAGATAAGCAGTATGAAACTTGGTTATGTGCATCATCTTACTTAGCATATGGTGGAGCACTACAAGTTCTTAGAGCAGACGATGGTGGTTTTGTAAATGCTGCTGTTGGAACCACAACTAAAATTAAAAGTAAAGAAAATTATGAACAACTTGGGTATGATGATTCAACAATTGTTGGTACTACTGTAATTGCAAAAACACCAGGTTCTTGGGCAAATGGTCTAAGAATTGGAATTATTGATGCAAGAGCAGATCAAATTTTGACAGGTATTGGCAGCACTTCATTATTTACTGTTGGAATGGGAGTTACTCAATCCGTTGTTGGCAGATCACTTATTGGATCTGGATCAACCACATCGTTAACTGGATATTTGAAAGGAGTAGTTACAGCAATCGGATCCAGCACAGTAGAAGTTAAAGTACTAAGTCACGTATCCGCTGCTAATACAGAAACTGCTTATGATTATCAGCCATCAGGAACTTGGGCATTTTCTGCTAGCAGTGTTGCTATTGGATCTACATCAGTAACACCAGGATCGGCAATAGATTGGTTTGATCAACAAACTTTAGTAACAAGCACAGCAGTTGTTGGTACATCATCTACTGAAGTTTCAATCAAATGGTCTTCAATTACTGATAGACCAACAACCACTAATTATGCCGATACAAGAGGTGGAAGATTTGATGAACTTCATGTTGTAGTTATCGATGGGGATGGAAATATCACTGGCAATGCCGGAACAATTCTTGAGAAGCATACTGGACTTTCTAAAGCAAAAGATGCCGAATTTTCTGCTGGATCTACTTCATATTGGAGAAAATATCTTGCAGAAAATTCCATATACATTTATGGAGGATCACAACCAACAGGTGTTGTTTCTACAGGATTTATCACTGGAACAACTTTAGTAACAAATGGTGGATGGGACCAAAATGCCGATGGTAAGTTATTCAATACAATTGGAGCATTTAATTCAATATTGAGTGGTGGTAGAGACTATGGTAATAAAACCAGTATAGGATCCACCGGTGCATTAACAGCATCTTTAACAAATATTGTAACTTCATATACAATATTAGAAAACGTTGAGCAATATGATGTTGATTTTATATTAATGGGAAGTGCAAACTTAGAAAAAGAAAATTGCCAGGCACTTGCAAATAAAGTTATTAATGTTGCCGAAACAAGAAAAGATTCTGTAGCATTTGTATCACCATATAGAAAAGCTTTTATTACCGACACTTCTGTTGGATCAGTAACAGTTTCTGACACTGAAACAATGACAAGTAATGTTGTAAGTTTCTATGCCCCACTAACATCATCTTCATATGGTGTATTTGATAGTGGATATAAGTATATGTACGATAGATTTGCAAATACTTTCCGATATATACCTCTAAATGGAGATATTGCTGGAATCTGTGCTCGCAATGATATTAATAATTTCCCATGGTTCTCTCCAGCAGGAACCACTAGAGGAACGATTTTAAATGCAGTTAAACTTGCATATAATCCAACAAGATCACAGAGAGATAGACTTTATTCTGCAAGAGTTAATCCAGTAATCTTCTCACCTGGTGCTGGTATCTCACTGTTTGGTGATAAAACTGCTCTTGCAAAAGCATCTGCATTTGACCGCATTAATGTTCGTAGACTATTCATCTATCTTGAGAATGCAATTTCTGCAGCAGCAAAAGATCAACTTTTTGAATTTAACGATGAAATTACAAGAACAAACTTTGTAAATATTGTTGAACCATTCTTGCGTGATGTTCAAGCAAAGAGAGGAATCTTTGACTTTGTTGTTGTTTGTGATGAAACAAATAACACTGCTTCTATAATTGATAACAATGAATTTGTTGCTGACATTTATATTAAACCAGCAAGATCAATTAACTACATTGGTCTGACATTTGTTGCCACCAGAACTGGTGTTGCTTTTGAAGAAGTAATTGGTAACGTTTAATTAATTAAGAGGTTAAAAGAACAATGGCAAATCGTCAACAACAAAATACAATCCCACTTAGAAAGATTACTGACTTCAAAGGGAAGTTAGCTGGTGGTGGTGCAAGACCTAATCTTTTTGAAGTTGAATTAGCATTCCCAGATGAGGTTAAAGTAGATAATGAAGTTCTTAATAAAGCAAGATTCTTAGTAAAAGCAGCTGCATTGCCTGCATCAAATATCACCCCTATTGAAGTTCCTTTTAGAGGTCGTATTCTAAAAGTTGCTGGAGATAGAACTTTTGATACTTGGACTATCACTGTTATTAACGATACTGATTTTTCAATTCGTTCTGCATTTGAAAAATGGATGAATACCATCAATAAAATGGATAATGCTACTGGATTGACAGATCCTGCATTATACCATAAAGATGCAACTGTTCACCAACTAAATCGTGATGGTGGTGTTCTGAGATCTTATAAGTTCTGGGACATTTTCCCAACTAATATTTCAGCAATTGATGTAAGTTATGAGACTGGTGATACTATTGAAGAGTTTACAGTAGAACTTCAAGTTCACTGGTGGGAAGCATATAAAGGAACCGGCACCGGTGCTGGTGGAGAAGACATTAGCTAAATAGTAAGATAACAAGAGTTTAACTTTATAATATGGCAAAACTTTTTGGTTTTTCTATTGAAGATAGCAACAAAAAATCCACTTCTATAGTTTCCCCCGTCCCGCCTAATAACGACGACGGGGTTGATAATTATATTGCAAGTGGATTTTATGGTTCATATGTAGATATTGAGGGTGTTTATAGAACAGAACAAGATTTAATTAAAAGATATCGTGAAATGGCGTTACACCCAGAATGTGACAACGCCATTGAAGATGTTGTCAATGAAGCAATTGTAAGTGATTTATATGATTCTCCTGTAGAAATTGAACTTTCAAACGTAAATGCTAGTGATAAATTAAAAAAATCCATTAGAAATGAATTTAGATATATTAAAGAAATAATGGACTTTGATAGAAAGTGTCACGAAATCTTTAGAAATTGGTATATTGATGGTAGAGTATATTATTTAAAAATTATTGATATAAAAAATCCTCAAGCAGGAATTCAGGATTTAAGATATATT